TTATTTCTTCTTATGTCTATTGGCAAAGTTCCTAGCTGCTTCTACGCTATTGAACCCCCACGCCTTTAATGCTAGTGCTTTTCTAGTAGGCTCTCCATTTGGCTTTTTCATAGCTCCTTTCATTCCAGCAAAACGAGCAGCAAAAGACACCCTTCTTGGATTAGTTCCGCTTTTAACTGGGGCTTTAAGATTACCTCCTGTTTCTTTGTTGTACGAAGCTCTACCCTTAGCGTTTAATCCGCCCTTTGGGTTTTGTCCTTCTTTTCTAGTCCAAGCTGCTGACATTATTATTGCTTTTTAATGGTTCTACCAAATGTTATATTTTGTTTAATTATTATGTCCTTGTTCCTATACTGCCATAATTCACCAGTGTCATTAATTATTACTGTGTATATGGTGTCTGTTTCGTGACCGTAATCCGTAACTAACCAAATTATACCATCACCATTAGGAGTAGATACTTCTACCCTATTTGTTGGCTCGAATATCACTTGCTTTCTTTTTTAATCTTACGTTCTTGCTTTAGCATTTCAGCAGTAGGCTTTTTACCACTACCTCTATTTTCACGAATGTTATCCCAAAGACCTCTTCTTGAATAAGAGCCATCTGCTCTCTTAATCATTTCTTTTTTCTTGGCTGATTTTAATACTTCTTTAATCATAAAACCTTTTTATAAAGTTACTAATTTGTTTTTATATAAGAACATCTTTACTTGGTATTGTGGGAATATCTATTATAAATTCTATCCATCCTTCTTCAGAGTTTGACCACTTCTTTGTAGCCCTGAAATCTGCTATGTATTTATCTTCTTTCATCAAGCTATCAAATAATGCTTTAATGCAGTTATCTATGTCTGGCTTTGACTGATGTAGCTTCATGTGCATTTCTTGCTTCTTGGATTTAGTCCATGATTTAGGAACGGGAAAATAAAACAGAATATGAACTCCTTGTTCTGGAATAGCAAAACTTTTCTTTTTTGCAAGTTCTGATAATGATGACTTGTAGTCATTATACTTCTCTAACCTAAGAAGTCTCTTCAGCCCAGCAGGGCGGAGTCTTTCTCTAGGTATTCTAAAGAAAACCCTGTCGCCTTGCGTAGCTCTTACGTTTGTTTGAGGAGTTATGTTAAATACTACCTTTTTTATCATTTGAGTTAAATTTTAGCCAGTCTCTATCTAGCTGTTTCATAATTGTTGTTGTTATGTACCCAGATATTGTTTGACCTTTTTGTTTAGATACCATTTTAATTCTCTCAATAATATCCTTATTGAGTCTTACTGTGTTTGTCACATTTGTGTCATTTTGTAGCATAATGTAGATTTTAATAGATTAGTTGTATAAATTGGTGTGTATTTCTTCAAACTCAGATAACCATACCCTGCATTCCTCTATTCTCTTATATACTTTTTGTATGAATTCTTCATTTCTTGGAACGGGAAATCTTAACACTCTTTCAGTAATTGGAACTTCATCAAATGTGTAATTATTCTCCATCCTTTCAATTGCTTTTTTATACAATGGGTCTTCTTCAGTTAATGGATTCATAGCATAGAATATCCTTCTTCTTTCTCCGTTTATTATCTCTTGAGGCATAGATACTAGGCAGTATGCTATTTCGGCTTCTGTAGCCCCTGTAAGAGCCATATAGCCCATTACTTGTGCATGGTATAGTGGGTTAAGGGAAGACCCGTAGTTTGACAATAGGGTGGCAAAATCGTAGCTTGACTTGATGTCTATAATCTTGCTTGCAACACCGTCTTTTGATACTATGATATCAGGCTCTCCTGACAGGTAATCGTTGGTGAACCTTTTATCGTTCTTCTCGTACATTTGCGTATCTATGCGGCTCAACATCATTATAGACTCTTCTTCTACTAGTTTGCCCTTCTTGGTGTAAATGCTTCTTTCTGCTCCACCTACAGGCTCTTTACCATACTTCTGGAACACATATACTTCCTTCAGGTAGCTTATGCAGGTGTCACTTAATTTAGCAGGGGCGTTCATCTTAGCTATTATCTCTGCTATTGTGGCTTCTTGCTTCTCTGTACGCTTGGGAAGTCCTTGCAGTCGTTCTAATTCCTGCATTTGTTTTTCTGTTACAACAGAGCCCTTGCCTTCTGTCATAATCTTTCCAATACATGAGCATCTAAATAATGCCTTTGACCAGTCTACTTTACTCATAATGTTTATTTTTTAGTGGTTAAACGGAATTTTTCCGATAAGTGCATGAATTTTTTCCATTATTCCATGCATTTTGAAGAAAATTTTCCATTATAATGTCGCATATTTCATACATTAACCTATGTTTTTGTGTATAATGTGCCATATGTCACTCATTTTGGGTAGTTTTGGCGACTTTTAAGGAACATTCATCGCAATATTGCGGTGGTAAATGACGCAATTTTCCTAGTGCATACTTGCGTTCTTCTTCAGTGTATTCTGAGCCAACCTTAAGTATCTTAGAGCAGCCAGAACATAGTATTGCACCTTGTCCAGAATTAAATTTTACAATCAATCTGTCTTTATGTTTTAATAAGATTCTATTTCTTTTCATGATTAGTTTTTTTCGGTTAGTTGTCTAAGTCTTGACTCATAAAGATTTTGCTGCTCAAGATTTTTCTTTTGGTAAACAAGATGTCTCCAAGACTTTAGGTCTATTAGGTTCTTTGCTGCAAGGATTCCTTCTGTAATTGCTTGTAATTCCTCTTCTGGGGTTAGTAGTTTTTCTGTTGACTCTATGGGAAGCTCTAATTCTTCTGATTCGTTATTAAGATACTTGCCAAATAGTCTACCTAATTGCTTTATAGCGTTCTTTACAGCCATGCTTGATGCCTTTGGTGTTGCAAGGGGAAGTAGTCGCATATTGTCTACAATTTCTGTACTAACGCCAGACAATACTAATGGGAATGGCTTGCTTTCTAAATACTTTGTTTCCAGTTTGCAAACAACAGTAACAGATACTGCACCAGACTTGTCATGAGTTATCACAGGTTGGTCAATTGACCTAAGTTCACAATAACCAAAAATTCTTCTAACTGCGGATTCTAACAATTCAAGTTTTATTGTCTTGTATTTGTCTCCTTTTTTTAGCCGAGAATCTAATTCGATTAGCCATGAATCTGGGGGGTTAGTTGCCTGAATAATTTCGTAGGCTTCCTTGAATTTACCTTGATTAATAAGTTTGTCGATTTCGCTGAAGATTGGCTCTGCGTCTAGCATTTGCTCTTTTAGTGTCATAATATATTTTTTTAGTTAGGCAAATCTACAAAAGTAGAATAACATAAACAAAAATATTCTAAAAAATAACCCCCAGTGTAGAAACACCAGGGGAAACACTAAAAAAATTATCATGAGAGGGCGTAAAGATATGAGTTTTTCCCGTTCAAAATTTTAAACCCATATCTATCGCTATCTCATTCGCTTGGAGGGTGGGGCATTGCACGCAGGGACATGGGGGGTGGCGTTCCGAGTGGGAATTTGGGATTTTTAGACGGGCTAGGGGCTGTTTTTAGGTTTTTGGATTCGAATTTGGATATGGGTATACGGGATTTCGTTGCGTATAAGGTCAATATAGGCGATTTAAGGGCAGATAAATGAATTTAGGTAGGTAAGGCAAGGGGAAAATGTTGCGGGGATTCTAGGTCAAATAAATAAGGCAAGTTGGGTAGTGGCGTATATGGTGAAATGGTGATGCAAGGGGAGAAACTGATGTGATATTGTATGTGATAAGGGAAGAAAGAAATTTGGAAATGTCAATTATCCGTATTACATTTGCATTACAATAGTGTTACAAGAGTATTACAAATGATATTTTATGAAAGCAAAGAAAACATCACCAAAAAGCATAAGGTTTAACATAAACGATTTTGAGGCAGGTATGTTAAAGGGAAACTTTGAATCTGCTCAAGAAATGGTAGATTTTTTATTAAAAAATTATCTTGATGGGGAAAATGTCAAGTTTATTAAGCAAAAAACTGGACAAATTGATGTACAAAAATCTGTACAAAATGTCACAAACATTCAAAAAAATGAGACAGATGTTCCCATTCAAAAAGAATTAAGTATATCTGAATTGTTTAAATTAATGAAAGATGGGAAGATGTGACAAATAATCACAGGTTATTGTCACAAAAATAGAAAATATTTGTTGCGAGTGGGAAAATATAAAGTAAGTTCTTTAAAATATGTAAAACACTAAATAATGGTACTAATAGTACTAATAATTAAATAAATTTAAACTTATGACATCAATAGAAT